CTTCAGTTTTGGGTCGGCCCACAGCCGAAACAAAAGCGGCACGCTGTAACGTCTCGCACGAGCCATCACGCATCCTTCGCCAGCGGCATGATCACGCCCAAAAACTCTCCGCACCGCAGCACCACGGCGCTGGTGGCGTCCACGGCCTCGACCTCGACATTGGGCTCTTCGTCCAGCGGCACGCCGTTCAAGAACTCCACGACGAAGCGGGGATCCAACTTCACCGTGGCCGCCTGGCCAAACTGCACCAGATCGCACGTCACGCTGGCCTCGCCGCTTTCCGACGACTGCCCGTGCAGGTGGATCCCGTCAGCGGTCAGCGTGTATGTCACGCCACGGCTGTTCTCGGTCGTGACGATGGCCGCCGCACGGGTTGCCGCCAGCAACTGGTCACGGGCCACGGCCGTCGCTTCAACGTCGCGCGTCGGGAACACGTCCCGCCACTTTGGAAATCGCCCTTCGGTCAGCCGTGCCGTCACCGTCGTGCCGCCGATGGTTGCCATCAGCGTATTGGCCGAGGCTTCCAGCTGCACGCTGGCCTCGTCACCGGCCCGCTCTGCCAGACGTGCCAGCAGCTGCATCACCCGCTCGGGCACGAGCGTGCTTGAATCGTCCACGGCCAGGTCGTGCTCGAGCTTCACAAGCGACAGCCGCCGGCCGTCAGTCGCCACCACGGAAACCTCGTCGCCTTTGACCTCAAGGCACACGGCACCAAGGGCGTACCTGCTGCTCTCGTTGTCTGCGGCGTAGACCACGCCACGCACCGCCCGCACAAACTGGTCCGCTGGCAGGCGCGTGATCGGTGCCACGCCCGGCGCGTCCATCTCGGGGTACTCGGCAGCCGACTCCGTGGGGATCGTCCACGTGCCGTGCCCAGCAGCCACCACGCACGACGTTTCGCCCGGCGTGATCGTCACCTCGTCGGACGGCTGGCACAGCGACAGGATTGACCACAGGCGTGCGAACGGCACGAGCAGCGACAGCGTGCATGGCGAGTCTCCCGCCCACAGTTCGTGTTCAATCTGCACTTCAAGGTCGGTCGCCGTAATCAGCCCGTTGGCGATCAGCACGTTGCGCAGGATGGGCTTCGGGTGTCGGTCGCCGCCCACGGCACCCTGCACAGCGGCCAGCGCCGCCTTAAGACTTCCGGCGCTCAACTTCGTGCCAGAGGGTCGGGCCTTTTTTCGTTCCTTCGTTGCGGTCATGTGTCGAATCCTTTCGAGTGAGAAGAGAACAACCAACAAGAATGCCCAGAGCGAACGTCAGGGCGTTGATCGAGAAACCGGCGCAGATGAGGGCCAACTGGGATACGGTCACTTGACGGCCTCCAGGTGCTCAAGGGTGTGAGCCTGCCGAATCAGCCGGTCGGCCTGTTGCTCAAGCGCCTTGGCGGCAATCAACAGGACGATGGCCGTCATGTTGTCCGTCGTGTCCAGCGCGGCCCGGCGGCGGCACTGGTCCGCAACCTCGCGGATCCCGAGGGGGGCGTGCCTCATGCCGCCCCCCCTTCCTCGGCCCGGTCGTCCGGTTCCTGACCGGGCGAGCCGGGCGGATTGGCTGATTGAATCTCTCTATTGGTAGTACCTTGACTACCAATAGAGATATTTAAATAGGGGTCACGTAGCGTGTGCGCTCTGTACACGCTACGTGTGCGCTCCGTACACGCTACGTGTGCGCTCCGGTCACCGGTCGTGACCGGGGTGGTCACGCTACGTGTACGGAGCGCACACGCCTCGTGACCGGGGGCACCGACTTCGTACTGGCTCCGCTGGCTGCCCGTTCCCTTGGAAACCAGCGTCAAAACTCCGGCCTCGAGCAGTTGCTGGATGCCACGCCGCACGCCATTCGGGCAGACGCCAAGCACCTTAGCCGCCCCACGGATACTGAGCTTCAGCGTGCACTTCTCAAAATCAGCCCAATACAGTGCGTAGCAAGCCATTAGCCGGCCTTCGCTTCCGAGGCGTGCCATGACACCCTCTGAGAGCAAAGCCCTGTGGCGGCGGCGCAGTTCGCCTTTGGCGGATGGTTTCTTGTCAGGCATCGGATTGCCCCCACGGGTCTTTGAACTCCTCAAACGGAGTTGAGATGGAGTCCACAAACCGCTGGTACTTCCCGTGGAACCACAGGTCGATGTCCTTCCGCTCGCCCTGCCGCAACTTCTTGCAGTGCCAGCGAACCAGCACCTCGCCATCACCACCGACTTCGGTAGTTCGCTGCCCGAAAAGGAAGTTGTCCACGTCAAAATCAATCTGGTTTGATCCCTTGCCGATGTTGCCGATCTCGGTGTTGTGATCCACGCCCTTGGCGATATTCGTGACCAGCACCGTGGCGATGTTGCGGCTGTTGGTGATGTGTCTGAGTTTCTGCAGCACGTCAATGATTTCGCCGGTCTGGTCTGGGAAGTGCCTCGTGCTCCTGACCAACTGCAGGTAATCCACGATCAGCAGCTTCACCCCATCCTTCGCCACGGCCCGCTCGATCTTGTCCACGACCAGCGGGGCTTCAATAAGTTTCAGCCGGTCACCGATTTCGCCGGCCAGGTGCACGCCGACTTCACGGGCGTGCATGTCCTTGTGAATCACTTCCTGCAGGGTCAGGTGCGAGAAGTGCTTGCCGTCGCACCAGTACGTGACCGCTCGAGCAGCCAAGGCGCTGCGGGTCATCTCGCCCAAGCACCACGCGGCATTCATCTCTGGGTGCTGTGTCAGGGCCATGATCGCCAACTGCAGGGCGAGGGCCGACTTGCCAACGCCGGGGGCCGCCGCAATCGCTGTCATCTGCCCAAGGGGAAGGCCGCCGTCAAACAGCATGTCAAGCGATGTCAGGCCGGTCGGCAGGGCCGGCGTTTCTTCCTGCTTCACCCAGGCATCGATGGCGTCCACGAGCGTCGGGGTGGGCGTCTCGTCAACGGCATCCTCAACCGGGCGGGCCTCGTCAGCAGGGCCAAGAACAGGAAGCCGCTGCCGCTTCCATGCGTTGGCTATCTGCCTCGGGCAATCGTCGAGGTCGTCCTGCCGCAACCCGACACGCCGCATCCGGCCCATGATGAGCGTCGTAGCCTCGGCAACGCCCCACCCTCGAGCAGCCAAGTCGCAGGCCACGGTGAACATCGTCTGCCGCCGGCCGGCGGCGAGCGTGAATCCCTCCTCCACGAATCGCCGCGTCAGGTCGCTCATGCTCTTGGGCTGCACAACCACCGACTGCACCGCCTGCCGCGAAAGCCGGGCCAGCGTGTAGACCCTCGTGGGATCGCAGTCCTTGAGCACCGAAAGCGGGCGTTGCTCGTGTTTCCAGTTCACGAATCCCGGCAGCCGCATGATGCGTGGCCAATCGCAAACCGACTGATCGGAGCCGAGGGCCGAGGCAATCGCCTTCATGCGAACGTGCCACGCCTCGGCATCGGTCATGGGCTGATCAAGCCGCCACCAAGCGTGGATGCCGCCGCCGCTCTCAAGGATCGCGGTAGGCCACGGCAGATCCGCCGCCTTGATGCGCCCCATGGCGTCTTCGTAGTCGGCCCCGCCATCAAAGTCCGCGAACAGGCAGCGGGCCAACTTCACGCCTTCGGCCTGGCTGGCACCGACTTCCTTCCTCGGGTTTGCCCCAAAGTAGGCGTGCACGCGCTGGTGCTCATCGGCGTTCACCCGCTGCAGCCATTCCACGATGTCGGGGATTTCGGTGAGCGGGGACCACCTGCGGCCAGCCGATGGCGGTAGCGGGCGGAATTCGATGATGTCCTCTGGCTCAAAGATCGCGCCGAGAAAATCAATGCACTGTGACAGCGTGTCCATGCAACTCCCTTCCGAGGATGTCCTTGTGCGGGTGGCACTTCTGATGGCACTCGGTGCAGAGCGAAACGAGATCGCACAGCAACTCATTGAAGAGCCGGTCGTATGTCATGTGGTGGACGTGGGCGGCAACGTCTTGCAGGCAGCCTTGGCAGAGGTGCCGATCCCGCTCGAGCACGCGGCGGCGCTTCTCCCGCCAATCGGTGCTGTCGAGGTAATCGTGGTAGGCAGCCCACCACGCCTCGTCTCGCTCGGCTCGCTGCGCCTCGGCCTGCAGGCGAACGGCCTCCATGCTGGCCGCCTGGAGGTCGTCGCTCCACAGCGGCAGCGCGTCGATTTCGATGGTCGCGGGCTTCGCCACCCACGGGCCTCGGCCGGTCTTTTCGTAGTCAATCTGGCCGCAGTTTCGGCATTGATACGTGAACTGGCTTAAGCCATTGGCGGCCACCTTGCGCACCAACTGGCTGCTGTGCTTCTCGCACTGCATCGGAATCCTCCTTGAATTTCGCCGTGGCGGCTTCGGCTGCTTGGGCTCGCTTCAGCCGCCACGGCGTCCATGCTTTCCATCGCCCGTAGATCATCAGAACGGGATGTCATCGTCAGGCAGCGTCGTGGCCTTCTGGCTCGCCGGCTTCTTGGCCGAAGCAACAGCAGACTTGGGCAGCCTCGCCGGATCGGGCGGCATGTACTTCTTCACCACCGCAGAAACCTTTCCGGCCTTCGACGTGTAGTGCGAGACTTCCACAAGGATCTGCCGGTCCACGAGCTCGTCGGGCGTCAGCACCAGGCTGCCGCTGACAGCCTTGATGCCAACCGCCTCGGCCAGTTGGGCGGCCCGCCACCCGAGGTGCTTCGGGATGTCGTCGAAAACAAACTTGAATCCGCCGTTGGCGTCCGAAAGCCGGAGTTTCAGACACATGCCGTCCGGGTTCTCGTCGCACACCTTGTAATGATTCGGTCCCTCTTCGGCGGCCAGAATGGTCATCACGCGAACGCCAGCCGGCACGATGGGCCGCTCAAGCGTTTCCGTCTGCTGGTTGTCCTGTACTGCAAATTGCACTGGTAATCTCCTTCTCGTTCTGTTGATGTAGGGATCGTTCCGTGACCACAAAAGTTCCATCTCGTTCTGTTCAAAAGACGTTCGTGGCTGGTTCACGATGTCGCTCCTGTTCCAGCAGTCAGTGACGCCATCCGCTGGTCGATCTGGTCGGTCAGCATTCCGGCCTGGTTCTCGGTCAGTTCTCCGGCCGTGACGCGGGCCAGCACCTTCGGTCGCAGCCGCTCAAGTTGTGCTGCAGACGCACGAGCAATGGCCGCGCTTGTCTCGGTCAGCAACTTCGCCACGTCCACCGCCGGCTCGGTCTTCAGCGGCTTCGCCTCCGGTTCCTGACCGCCCGCCAGCCACTCGGCCAGTTTGCGGCCTGTGTCCACCGTGATTGGCTTTGGATCGCCCGCGAACACCCCCGTGCGGTCTTTGCTGACGGTGGCAAAGTGCCCGTCGTGGATCACGTCCAGCACGGTCGTGAATTCAAACTCCAGGCCGTCGCGGGCCTCAAGCTTCATGCCGAGCTTCGCCACCTTCTTCTTGCCGTGGTCGTCCACCTGGGCCGTCTCGGTCTTGGATCGCCCGCTGCAGATGATGTGGGCCGGTGATCGCAGGAGTTTGTCCACAAACATGCGCCACCGTGGCGTGATGACGCTGAACGCTGACCACGTGTTCCCGCGAAATTGCGCCTTCGCAATCTCCTCGAGCAGTTCAAGACAACCGCCCGTCCCGCTCCAGCAGTGCGTCACCGAATCCACGATGATGACTTCGTATCCGGCGTCTTCGGCCGCCTGGATCGCCTCGATGTACCGCTCTGGCGTGAACGGTGGCCGCAGGTCAATCACGTCGAAATCGTGAAGGTGGTCGTACAGATCGGATGACCCCTCCTCTGTGTCGATCACGACCGTCCTGCCGCCAAGTCCCTTGGCGATCTGAAGAGCACCCCACGTCTTGCCGCTGCCGCTGGGGCCGGTGAGGAGAAGCCGCAGTTTCGTGGCACTGCGCCGGGCCTTGCGAATCTGAACCATGTCGATTTCCTTTCGTTCTGTCGTTCCGTTTGTGAAAAGCCGCCTTGTCGTCCTGACTCAGCGGCACGAATGCCTCCGTGCGTTCGCCGGTTCCACCGGCTCTCCTTACCCTAGAAGGGCATGATTTCTTCGGTCGTGACTGCGTAGTGCTCCCGTTCGGCACCTGGCACGTGCCGAACGACGTGGTACACGTCGTCATCTAGCACCTCGAGCACCACCACCCGTGCGTGTGTGTTCTCGGTTCCCGGCAGACGAATCCAGATCGAATCGCCAACGGCGTGCGTCTGCTTCTGCGTGCCGTACGTGTCCTGCATTCCAGCCACGGCAGCGGCGTATTCCCGTGAATGTGCGTCCATGCGTCAGAGTCCTTTCTGTACCGAGTTCGGTAGTTGTGTACCGAGTTCGGTAGTTTGGTCAACGGCAAAATCCACTGGCAACCGCTGCCAGCATTTCGATCAGATCGTGAACCGCCTTGGCCGCTTGGGAATTCGTCCCAAGGTCTTGGCCGATCCGAATAAGAACCAAGGCGTGAATCGCGTTGTTCCAGTTGAGCTTCACAGTGATTCCTTTCACGTGGGGCATACTACCAAGTTCGGTAGTTCATGCAAGGGGAATTCACAAAAAAACTTTCGGTGCATTTCGCCCGTGCTAGGCGCTTTTTCTTGAGCCACGCTTTGGCGTCGGCTTGGGGCTCTTGTCTTTGGCGGCGTTGGACCGGCTGGATAGATGCTTACGCAGGGCGACGGCCTCGGCCCGGTCAACCATCCACGTCCATTCGTTGACTTGAAAGCCACCAAGTTTGCCCTCGCGCAGCAGGTGGCGAATCCAGCCGTCGGTGCAGCCGGCCAGTTCGCACGCCTCGGAAACGGATACCCACTTGTTGTCGGGTGATGCCACGGTGCTCATGCCTCCATACTACCGAGTGCGGTAGAAGCGTCAAACGCCCACGCAGGCGCTTGCCTTTGGATGGCGGTGCCCGTAGTGTTGAACTACGGGCACCGCTTACCAATGGAGCGGAGTCCACTTGACACCATGAAGGCCGGAAAACGAGCACTTCAAAAAATTAGCACACCCGGACGCCTCGCGCCGATTCGCGGGCTAGATAGAGGAGGCAGGAAGCCCCGCAACAGGAGTACCCACAATGACGCTGAACGATCTTTTTTCGCGGGAATATGCCCCGCTTCGCCGCCTTGGGCAGAAATCGATCAACTGCTACCAAGTGAGTCTGCGGCACTTCGACAGACACTTGGGCGAGCCGGCACGGCTGGATCATCTAACTGATTTAACGGTTGCCCGGTTCCTTTCCGCTCGAGAGCGCGAGACGTGCCGGGCCACGGCTGCCCGCGACCGGGTGCAGATTTTGGCACTGTGGCGGTATGCCGCTAGAAAACGAATGAAGGGCAGTGACGGGGAAATGCTGGCCTTCCCCGAGGTGCCCATCATGCGAGCCCCCACGCGGGTGCCCGTGGCCTATACGGCCGAGGACGTGGCCCTGCTGATCCGCGAGGCCAGACGGTTCACCGGGACGGTGGCGGGTGTCTCCGAGGCCGATTGGTGGAGCTCGTTGCTGCTCTGCCTTTGGGAGTCTGGCGAACGCATAAACGCCGTTCTGCACACCAAATGGCGGGAGGTAGACACGGCGGGCCGCCGCATCACTTTCCGGGCGGAAACGCGGAAAAACCAGACCCGCGACCTAGACCGGCAGATTTCGCAGACGTTGGCGGCTTGGCTGTCGAGCCGCATCCAGAACCAGAATGCCATGGTCTGGCCGTGGGATCGCAACCCGTGCCTCCTGTGGCGGCGGCTGCAGGGTATAGCCAGCCGTGCGCGGGTGCAGTACCGTGGTTTCCATGGGATACGCCGTGCCGCCGTGTCGTATGCGGAGGCAGCGTGCCCTGGAGCAGGCCAAAAGTTGGCGGATCATTCCAGCCCGGCAATCACGCAGAAGAGTTACCTAGACCCTCGCATCGTTCCGCAGGGTCCGTCCGCACCGGATTTGCTGCCGGCACTGGATTTGACGCCGCCGACATAAAGCCTCCTCCGCGTTGGTCTATGCCGTGCGCGGCATAATCCAACTCACGCCGCAATGAGCCGTCTTCAAAAGCTGCGCGACATGAGCCCGCGCGAGGTCGCCCGCATCCATCGGGTGTGCCGTGCGATTGGCAACGATAACAACCACGAAAAAGCAATTGAGGCGATTGCCGATTTGATCGCCTACTGTGGCACCGCCTGGCCCACGATGCTGCAAGACGCGCTCCGTAGGCACAGGCAGTCGCAGCGAGAGAGATAAACGACGATAGCCGGGCAAGCGGGGAGATGTTGAGTGAAAGGGTGAAAACTCAACACCTGCTACCCGCCGCCCGGCTCAGTCGTTCTCTTGCCAGCGTGTTGAGCTCTCGCGTGCCGCGATGATCGCCAGCAGCCGCTCGCGCTCCTCGAGCAGTCGGCCAATCATGCGTGCCGCCGTGCCGTTGGTCGCGGTCCAGCTGTTCGCCGGCCCGTGGCGTCCAACCCACAACCACGCCTGCTGGGCTTCGTCCTCGCTGTACGGCACGCGCTGGTCAGGCACGCTTTTCCCTCCGCAGCATCACGAGACAAATCATTGCCCAGTTCGCCGCATCCTTGAGAGCGTTTTCGTAGTCAACGTTCTGCCCGTTGGCAAACCGCTGCATGCGGACCACGCAATCCGACAGGTCGCACAGGGCGCGCCGCCACGGTTCCACGCCGCACTTGTCAGACGCCTCCACGTTGGCGAAGGCTGAATCTTCGCACCCGTATTGGCTGGTCTTCTCAAGGTGCAGCCGCCGCATTTCGTCGTGCAACGCCAACCATTCGTCGGATCCTGGCTTTAAAGTGTTGTGCAGGATCCCATCGCCAATCAGTCGGTCGGCCACAATCATTCCTTTCCCTTTCGCAGATCGTCGTCGCAGAAAAGCGGGTACGCCTTGGTGACTTCGTGCCGCCAGTGGTCAATCACAACGCACCCTTGGCACGGCCGCTCTGGCGAAGCCTTGATGTGAACAGCGTATGGCGAGTGTCCAATCACGCTGCCATTGCTGACGTACCTCCCACCTCGAAGCCAGCCCCATTGGTGATAGTGGCCGAATACCGTGAGATCAGCGCGCCGGTGTGCATCCCATCCCGCGATTGCTTTGCTGGCTGGCAGCGCGAGCCCGTAGACGCCGCCCGAGTATTTGATGCTGTGACCGTGTGTGGTCCGTAGCGTGAAGCCGTCGAGATCCACGTAGTTGAGGTGCCCGGTCCCGATCTGCCAATCCACATTGGCGTTTCGCTCCTCGCGCTGAAGCGTGTAGTACATCAGCTGTTCCCACGAATGATCCAACTCCGTGGCGATTCTGTTTTTTTCTGTTGATCGCCCGTGGTTTCCAGCGTTCGTTGCGATCACGACCGACTCGGCACGCTCGGCAATCGCGTCAATGATTCCCCGCAGCCTTGAACTCACCCACCTGGTGGCATTCGGTGGCGACAGCTGGGCCACCTCGGCACAGTCGGGGTGAATGTGGCCGGTGATGAAATCGCCGCCCAGCCAGACGACGACGCGCCGCACGTCGGCCAGTTGCCGCTCATGATCCAGCATGGTGAAGAACCGCCGCAGCAGTTCATTCATTCGGGATTCGCACACGTCCAGGCTGTAGTCGTTCTCGCCGTTGACCGTGGCCGGGTCCACCCGTTCCTCGGCGTGAACGTCTGACAGCATCAGCACCATGCTGGCTGCGTGCTTCTTTGAAGACTTGCGTGGGGCCGCCTTGGCCCGCGTTGGCTTGATGCCTTGAAGCGAGAGCACGGCATCGGCCCGTGCCCGCTCGGCGTCGATGGCCGCCAGAGCCGACTTATAGCGGCCCTTCAGCGATGCCACCTCGGAACGCAACCGGGCCAGTTCCGCGTCGGATTGCAGCTGTGCCGCGTCGGCCAACGACTCAACCACCTCGTCGGTCACTTTTCGGCGAGCCATCGGTTCACTCCCGCGTGGCCTATGTTTATTTTTCTCGCCTTGAGACTCTTGGAAATTGCATGAGCCAGCCCGGTGCGAGTTGTTCGCGGCGGCAGTTTGCCGGCGCGAAAAGCGGCGCGGATCGCGTGCAGTTCCGTGGACAAATCCTCGGGCAGCAACGTGTACCACGGGGCGCAGCCTTTGATTGGCAGATGCACCAGCACGTCGTCAAGCAGGTTTCCGGCCGCCGCCTTTGCCTTTGCCATTGGCTTTCCCTTTTGCCTTGGGTTTCGCGGCAGATCGCCGCAGGACCATGTTGCCGTCATCGTCCATGGTGAACGGCACAGGCTCGTCATCCTCGACGGGCTCAGCGTCAAACTGCGGGCGGGCCTTGGGCTTGCTGGGCTTCTTGGGCACGGGCCGCCTCCGCTTTGCGGGCGTTGTGAATCGCACGTCGCACCAGCACCCTACCGGCCATGTCAACGAAGGGCAGGCCACGCTTGGACGCCTCTTCCCGTAGCCAGCCAACGGCCTGCTGTATCCGCTCGGGCTTGGCCGCTTCCTCCACGCCCCAGGCGTCCATCTCACGGGCGCGGGCGTTACAGGTGCAGGTCGGCGTAGCCTTGATGCCGATCTGAGCGAGGAGCTTTTTCAGCTCGGTGCCGGGGCCGTTGGACGGGGGCGGCTCCGGCCGCTGTTGCTGCGGCATCGGCGGCGGCGTCGGCTGGGCGAACGCTGGGCACGCGCGGTAGTGCGGACGTGCTCGGGCCTTGTGCCCGCAGTGTGGGCAAAGGCCGGAATCGTCGTGGGCGCAGAGCGTGGCGGTTTCAGTCACAGTGAATTTCAAGTGTCAGGCTGTTTCTTCGCTCTGGCGGAAAATTTGGATCAGTGGTCCCGTCGTTGTAGCTTTCAAGTTCTAGTTCGTCCGTCGCGCAACAGGCCGGAACTGAATGGACGGTCGAGCCAACTCCCACAACGAACACAGCCGTGTAGCCATATCTGTTTGTGGCAAAAACTTGCGCATCCCATTTGAATCCCAGAATCCGGGCCGATTGTTGACCGAATCCAAAACTGTAAATGGCGCAGGAGCGAGGCTCGATGTAAATAGATCGCGGCCGATCTCCAAACTGAGCAGGTGCCGCATTAAATATATAACCGCAACCCAATCTCTGGAGCGTATATGTTCCGTTGAGACTGCTTTGATCTCCGAAATAGTTATTTGCAACAACATCCGAGATGGTCACGTCGATGGTTTCTTTCAGTCCAAGTTTTGTTCCGCCGAAGTCGCTGCAATAAAAACAGCAGTCGCTCGCATTTGGCGGCTCGCAATCTGCGACCCATATCCTGCAATACGCCCCGGAATCGAATCCGTACGGCTGTCCTGTCCCAAGTAGGTTTTCGCTTGACAACGCAAACTGTTCGTCAAACTCACACGAAAAACCAAAAACACCGTGAACGCGAAAAACAAACAGAGCAGGCCAGTCGGCCAGCTCTAAAGTGGCTTGGATGTAGTCGCCAGTCCGGCAAAGAATCAGATGCGCAAAAAATGCCCCGTTTGCTGCGCCGCATCCTTGCCCCACAAAATAGTCACGTGACCCATCGGAGAATGTTGGTTCTCTCGTAAAGCATATTTCTTTGTCGTTCAGCTCCGACGCTGGTTTTAGCGTGCATGACCTTGGTGTATTTGTGTTTGTATCGACAAGGCCGTGCAGCGAAACTTTGATAGTACGATACTGGTCCCAATCGCAATCCGACGAAATCGCCTCGCATGGGCATGGCGTGTCCTCGCATTCAGAGCCAACGCCGAAAAAGATTTTTCCGTCTTGTGCTTTGCAATCGCACTGCTTTTGTTGAGAACACGACCCGTTGTCGCAGCACGCGCCAGTCTGCGAGCAATTCGCTTCGCACTCCTCCTGCGATTGATAGCCGCCTTGGCCCGGCGTAAATCCGTCTCCGGGATCCGCTTGGAAACATGGACTCATGCCGGGTTCGCCCTCCTGTCCGAGATCCACATCACTTCCGGCACGTTGCGCATTGAGACGCGCAACCAGGCCGATCCGCCTTCGCTGCCGTTGGCGAGCACTCCGTAGCCGGCAATCGCGCCCGACGACGGCGAGAGCGCCAGCGTGTACGCCCCGGTGGTCGTGCCGGATGAATTGCAGACGGCGAGCGCGCTCCACACCGGGTTAACACCGATGTCGGCGTTCGCCCTGGTCGTCTGCTCTATGTCCCACGTCGCGCCAGACTGGCAGCTCGAGCCGCCGACCGGGACGCTGTAGTACCAGATGTTGGGCGTCCAGCCTTCGTCGCCAGCGTTCTCGATATAGGCCGACGAGAACGAAGCGGCGCGGGGATCAGACGTATCGGCGGTGCCGTTGTAGGCCCAGGCAGTTGACTCGCCGAAATGCGGGCCGCTCGCGGCCGTAGCACGGACGCGGAATTGAACTTGCCGCTCTTGGTTCGTGCCGTTGGAGCGGTAGTACGCGATCTGCCCTGCGACCGTGTAGAACTGCGCGTAGTCGCACAGGATCTCCACGCCACCCAGAGCCTCCTCTCGCGTGATGTAGTTCGCCGTGGAAGAGTCGCTCTTCTTCGCCGTCTGCCATTGTGGGCTCTCGCCCGTCACGGCGATCTGAACCTCGTAATACATCAGCGGGATGCACTCGCCCGGCGTCGGCGTGTCCCACTTCAGTACCGCGTAGACGCGCGGCAGATCGCCGCCGCGACAGACGATCGAATCGCGCCGGAAGTTTGTCACCGCGACCGGCGGCCCGGAGTCGGGCGTGTAGTAACACGTCCACCCGCAGCACGAAGAGCAGCTCGAGCCGAGCATCAGCCACACTCCGCAGCAATCAGATACCAAGCCGTGCCTTCACGCGCGATGGCGCAGTTTCGGGACGATGCCGCCGTGCCAAGGTCCGCAAACAGATTGCTGGCGGCAGCAGTATTGGGCGTGCTCGTCTGGTATTTGAACGTCACGGTTTTCGTGCTGTTCTTTGACCACGAGCCCGTGAACGTGCAGACGCGGAAGAGCTTCCCCGCGACGGCACCAGGCTGCGTTCCAAACGTCAGCGGCCCGCAATCGCGGTCGCCACCCTCGACGGCACGCACAACCTTGGCGATGCGCTCTGCCGCTGGGCGCGTGAACGTGACGCGCTCGACTTTCGCCGCCTTGCCATCCGGCTTGTTAGCCATGCGGGCACCTTACGCTATGCCTGCCGGCGGGGAGCCGAAATACGTGGAGAAGTTCACTTCGGGGTGAACACGGCGGACGAGGATCGACGGCGCACCGGACCCGGTGAAGTCCGTGTTGAATCGGATGCTACCGTCATCGTTCAACGCCAGGACGTTGGCTGATGGGATAGCCTCGCCATTTGAATACACGTAACACCGCTCGCGGCTGGCGTTAGCCGTGCCTGCCGACTTGATGTAGTTCCATCCGACATTCGGCAACTGGAGATCCCAACCGCTCTGCCGGAAGATCAGCTCAGCGGTGACGCTCCAGTAAACGATCTCCACGCCATTCACTACCTCAACCTGCTGCTGACCAGCGATTCCTGCGCACTTCCACTGATGTGCGGCACCTCCAAGAAACGTGGCATTGTTCACGCAGTTCGTCACAGCAGCCGCCGTCGTGAGTGGAAACGTCGAGCGGTTCCCCGCGATGCTGCACCGCACTTCTGATTCCTCGGTCATCGCCGTTTCAAAGAAATCGCCGGCCGAGTTCACCAGCACGCGCTTGGAACCGTTGCCACTGCCGTAGTAGTAGACAAGGGCAGGGACACCAGCACCGCTTGTGCTGAAGCTCCACACGTCTGCACGTGATAACGGGCTGGCCTGGAAGTCAGTCGTGCCGACACTCGGCACCTCATAGCGGTACGTGGCTTCGGCGTGATACCGATCCGTCTCGTTGACTGTTCCCTCGAGGCAGTACAGGTAGCTATACTCGGGATGCACCGCACCGTGATAGATGCCTATGGCGTCAAGGATGCCCTGCGTGTCCGTTGGGCCGTCCATGGTCACGGCGTACTTGCGCTCACACGTTGGCGATTCGCCAAACTTGTGCGAGAACGTGCGCGGCAAGATTTCGCGGTACGAGAGAACTGCCATTATCCACCAAGGATTTCTACTGGGTTGGCACCCGTGGCAGCGATTGCCTTTCGGATTTCCTCGAGCTTCGCCAGTTGCTCGCGGCGCTGTGCAATCGCAGGATCTTCGCGGCCACTCGCCAATGACCTGACAAGGGAATTGCCTTCTGTCGTGCGAATGTCGTTGGCATTCAGCGCCATTGAAGCCGGACGCGAAAGTTCGGCGGCTATGTCTTTGCGAATGGAAATACCTTCGGCCGCAAGATTCCGCAGGGCATTGCGAGCCTCTCCGCCGTCGATCAGTTTCCTATCGAATGCCTCACGCACGGCCTTAAACTGGTCAGCAATTCCAGTGGCTGGCTTCAAGAGGTTGGCATCAATCCCAAGGGCCTGAAGTTGCCGCTCCCTGTTTTGCAGCTTGGCCTGCTTTGTCGCCTCGGAAGCGAGCCGCAGCCGCTCGTTCGCGGCGGCCAAAGACTTCAGATCCCATTCACGCATTGCCTTGCCGCGCGCCTGCTCGGCATCTCGCTGCTCGGTAGTAATCGCCAGCAGGTCTTTGTTCAGTTGCAGGCGGCTTTTTTCAGCATCGGTGACGCCAGCATTGGCGAGATCGGCCACGCGCTGGCGAGACTCTTGCGCCGCCTTGGATGCGGCGTCCGAGGCCGCCTTGGCTGCGTCAGCATCGCGCTTCCGCGCGTCGGCTTGATTCTGAAGCGTTTGAGCAAACGTCTTTGCCGCACGGTCTACCTGCTCAATCGCGTATTTCTGGTAGATCGTTTCGGCATTGGCCTGCTGGGCCAAAACGGTCAGTCGGTCAAATTGCTGGAGAACCTCAATCGGCACTTGCCCAAGGCCGCCGAGTTCTTGGGCAAGTTGCTTGATCGCAGACTCGGCCTGGCTGAGAGAGTTCTGCGCAAAGTCCGTGACGTTTACATCGGGGATCTTCAGCGCGTCTTTGGCCCGCTTGCCAAATTCCTCGGTGTCGGTGGTCGCCGCACGCAGTTGCTCGCTGTACTTCTTGACCGACTTCTGCGGGTCTTCAATGCTGATTGTGACATCGGCACCGGCCTGCTTACTTGCTACTGCCCACTCAAGTGCAGCACCAGCCAAGAGGCCAAGGCCGACCACGAGCACTCCGATTCCAGTGCTCGCCAGCGTGGCACGGATAGAAACGCCGAGTGCCGCAGTGGCTGCCGTGGCAGTCCCGGCCGCTGCCGAGTAGCCAAACGCTGACGCAGTTGCCGCAGCGAAGAACCTTGCCAGATTGGCGATCCCGGCAGAAATCACCTGCCGATTGATGAACGCCAGGTAAGCACCGATGGAAGGCAGGATGTTTCCCGCGAGCGGCAGGGCTGCCGTGCCAACAAGTTTGAACACGCTTGCCAACTGACGCAACGCACCGGCTGCTGTCTCGGACGCCCCTTGAATCTTTGCCGAGTCAATGCTGGAAATGAAGTCGATCACCACCTTGGATGCGTCACGCAACTGTGGGGCAAGCTCTGCCGCCACCCGTGCGCCGAGCGCCTTGAACGCAGCCTGCACGGTTCCAAGCGACGACTCCAGTTCCTTCAGTTCGTTGAGTTGGCTTTCCTTCAAGACCACGCCAACCTTGCGGGCCTCCTCAGCCATCCGCGTCAGGTAGCCAGGCCCTTCTTGAAAGACCGACAGCAGATTGCGGCCCGTCTTTCCGAAGAGGTCAATCGCCGCCGTGGCCTGCTGCGCTGGCGTCGGCAGCATGGCGATAGCGTTGGCGATCTTCTCAAACTGCTGCTCGGGCGTAAGGCCGGCAAGGTCGTTGATCGCAAGGCCGATGTTCCGAAACGCCGCCACGGTTTCCTTATCGCCACCGCTGGCTTTGCCCAGGTTGATCGTGAGTTGCTGAATCGCCTTGGCGAACGACTCAATGCCAACGCCAGACTGCTCGGCTGCAAACTGATACGACTGGAGCGCGCTGGCCGATGCACCGGTGCGCCGCGAGAGATCCACAAGCGCTGTTGCCGCCTTTGCCGGTCCTTCAACGAACGCGAACAGCGCACTGCTGGCGGCCCGCACAGAATCAATGAAAACCCGCGAAAGCTCAATTGTCTTGAGCGTGGAAACGTCGTCCGACGTTTTCTTTGCGGCATACCCGAGCTTCTGCAACTCCACGACTCCGGCATTGATGCCAGCCGCCATCTGCGTGGCGGATGCGGAGAGTTGAAATCCAAGGCCGATGGTTGCCATTACTGCTCAAACTTCTTCAGGTCTTCCGCCATGCGGCGGATCGTGTCTCGGATCTGCGTCGGGTGCTGTGGGGCTCTGTCTTCGATTGGTATGAACTTGTCGGGCTCTGGCGTCTGCTTGGAGTACGGGGCCAGCACCGACGAGACGATCATGCCAGTCTGTTGCCACGGGTTGTCGAGCGGCCGGAACCATCGCGTGTACGCGATCCACTGCGAGAACTCGCGCGAGTCCATCGCGTCGATTTCGTCCACCGTTTTTTTGAGGTGCGAAGCCAGGGCGAACTTGAATTGCAAGGTCGGCCTGGCGTTCATTCCCCCGCGAGCTTCTTGATTTCCTCCTCGGTGAGTGCGTTGTGCTTGAGGGCCGCGTGCCACAGTCGGTGCATCACATCGCTGCTGCGCGTCTTCAGCGCGGCCACGCCTTCGGCACCTGGATAGAGCAGGTTGCCGGTGGCATCGCAGAGCGTCCGAGCAAGCAGTTCGCTGCGAAAATCGGGGATGGCTTTGCCTTCGCCTTCAAGCAGTTTGAGCTCGTAGGAGTCGCGGTCGCCCACAGACATCAGCCGGATGCACACCTCGCCGCCGAGCTCCGGCGCTTTCACGGTGATGATTTTGGCATCGCTTGCGGCGTCAATCTGTTCTCTCGTCAGCGGCATGGGTTCACCTAATAGGAAAGCTTGAGCGTCACGCTGTAACGGGTCACGCCGTTCAACTCATTCGAGACGCTCAGTGAGTCCCATATTGCGTATGCCGTCAAGGATTGGCCGCCGCCGGAAATCACCACCTGGGCGCGAGTGTTCCACAAGCTTGTCGAGGTGTTGGCGCTGCCAAAGCACTCGACGGTCACAGTGCCCGGCGAGTCGGTCCACGCCACGCTGCGGCCTTTTGAATCGCCGCCGTACGACCACGACAAGCCCGTGATCTCTTGGAACGCAGTGCCGTTCCACGTGACGCTGATGCCTGCGCTGTAATTCGCCACGGGAAACCTCCCAGGCGATTAGGCGACTTGAAACGATGCCGAGCCCTTGTTGGCGTCGTTCGTGGCGAGCGTGATGGTGGACGACTTGCACGTGGCGGCCACGCCGGAAAGCGTGATGCCCCCGGTGATCGTCAGCGTGCCAGTCGCGCCCTGAGCAATCGGCGTTGCGCCGGCGTTGGTCAGGTAGTCGATGGTGACTTCCTTGCCGGTGTCGCCAGCCGAGCCCTTGAGCGGGCGCGAAAGCGTCAGGACGGTTGAGCCGGCCGTCTGGCCGAGGTGCGACACGTCGATGGAATCGGTGGCGTTGTTGTCCGCAATCGTGTAGGTGATGTTTGTGACGGTGTACGTCGCACCGGCAAACACGAACGTCGAACCGGAACCATCATGGGGCGTGGCGGCCATGCTCTATGTCTCCTAGCTTTCGATCCAGAAAACGTCGTACTGTTGGGTGATCTGATACGCGGGCGGGAGTTCTGCACCTGCCAGCGTCACAAAGTCGTCCGACTCTTGCTCGAGCGACGTTTGCTTCACTTCCGTATTGTTCACGGTTCCCCCGTACCCATCCAGAACTGCCCGCATGGCGTCAGCCACCTCGCGGGCCTGCTCGTACGTGGCTCCGTAAATCGAAAACTCCACGCTGGTGACGGGCATCCCCATAGGGGCAGCAAGCGTCTGCTGCCGACGGATCGCCACCCGCCGCCAGGTCACGAACGGCAGCGCCACCTTGTTGCCGGCCGCGTCCTTTTCGGGGGCGATGACCGGGAACACCTTCGATCCGGCCAACGCCAAAAATGTGGCATTGCCCACGAGCGCGGAACGCAGGACAGCCTCGGGCGATTTCATGTGCCGAAATCTCCATATTTCCGCTGCGTCTCTCGCACGGCTGCGGTGAGCGCCTTCCGCATTCCCACGTTCAGAATGCTCTGCATCTGTGACCGCGACTGGTCAAAGGCTTTCTTGAGCGGATGCCGGGCCGGAGAGCCTGCCACGGTTCCTGTGGCGATGAAGTCGGCTGGATATAAACCGCGACCGTGGAACGGCCCGCGAGGCTTGAACGACGACAGGATGCCACGGCCAATCGCCGGCTCTTTCTCTCGCTCAATCAGCGTCCGAATGCGTCCGCCAAGAATGACGCGCTTCCGGCTCTTACGGCGGCTCTTGCCAGCGGATCGCGGCTTCGTTCCGTACTCCACCAGGTGCGAGTGGTAGGCGCGGTTTGGACCCTTCAGCACCGTGCCGCCCGTGAAGGCCGGCGTGGCACCTCGCTGGCTGTTTGAATTGGTCGGGCGACGAAAGCCGATGACCACTACGCTTACGGGAACCTGCTGCTTGTTGTTGGTGTATTTCCTATCCACCTGCGACACGCTCGCCAGCAGGTTTCCGGTGACTTGCCCGATGGAAGAAACCTGCGACCGCAGCGCGTCAATGCCGGGCTTCGCAGCCTTCTTGAGCGCTTTCGTCTGGTGCTTCAAAGCGATTTCACGCGGCAGTGTCTTGAGGGCCGCCACCACGTCATCGAGTGCCTGGAGCGAGTAAGCCGCCTTGGCTTTCTTTCCAGTGCCTACAGCCATCACGATCATCGGGTTTCCAGACGCGAAGACGCTAGCCATCCTTCGTCTCCTGGCAGATCGCTTCGTGCTCGCTGCGGTTCTCGTGCTCGAGCAGGCTGACGATCTCCAGCGTCCTGTTTCGCCACGCAAATCGCATTGACTGCGTGAGCCCAGGCAGATACCGCAATCGCACCTTGTGCGTCACGGTCACATCCTGCTGCCCAGCCGCCAGAGACTCGCGTGCCGAAACGCCTTCCACGCTGGCCCACACGGCCGACGAGTTGGACCACGCAAGCACCGTCTCGCCAAGGGCATTGGTCGTGCCGCTTGCGATCTGGACCGTGACACGCTCGCGGAGCTTGCCGGCTTCGATCATCGGTAGGAGCCCCATTTCTGCGAGTCCAGCAACGACTCCACGGCAAATTCCAATTGCTTGCTAATGCTGCCGATGAGCACCGTACTGCGGTTCTCGTACCAGTAGCCAACAAGCATGAGGATGGCGTGGCGGATCGCAGCCGGCACGTCGGTGCCGCTGGAACCGTAGCCTCCCCACCACGTGACGCTGATGGCGTTGTCATCCTGCAAGTGCGGCGGCCACGTTTGTCCGTACAGCGTTTTCACGGTGCCCGGCGTGCCGGAACGATCCACTCGGTAACTGGCTGTTGAGTAGGTGGCCGTCGTGCCGCTTTCGTAGGTGAACGTCAAGGCCACGGCAGTGGCCGTGCCTGCAGTTGCCATTGGCGGGCGTGGCAGTTCAATGTCCATCGTGCCGTCTGGCGGGAAGCGATCGAACCGCATCACCCACTGGGTGTGAACCAGCGTGCGGTCAAGGTACTGCTCGCACCACTCGCGGGCAGCCGTGATGAGCCCAGCCACGTAGGCGTCGTCCGTGTTCGTGTCGATCCGGCAGTGGGCCTTCGCCTCGGAGAGCGTCACAGGCTCAACGGCTGGGGCGGTCTGGCGGGTGAGCGATCTGTACTTCACTTCTTTCGTCTCCGCTTTGGCGTGGCGTCGGCCGTTTCCACCACGGGCTCAAGGGCCGCCGTCTCAATCAGTTCCTGCTGCGTGTCCTCAACGGCCACCCGCATCGCAAGCAGTTCTGCGGCAAGCCCGCCAGCAACATCAACAACCTGCCCAGTGCGGTAGCCACGCCACGGTCGGGTGAATTTCAGTTTCTTCATTCCGGCACACTCCATGCAGTTTCGGGCTTTTTCATGCTGTTGCAGAAATCCGTGCTGTACTGAAACACGGGCTTACCGAGATCCTTGCCGGGCCACGTCACGACGTATTCACCGTGCCCAAGCACTACTCGAGGCGACACGTAGACACGGTTGCCGCCCTGTCGGAACTGCCGCCAGAAGTGAATGTCGTCGTCGGTGCGTCCTTCGCCCCACTCGCCATCGGCGTTTGGCACGCCGAGAAACCACGGTTTAGGCGTTCTCCGTAGGGCAGCCGTTGAGATGACCGTGCATCCGAAGTGTGCCGTGTCCACTTCCTGCACTGGCTCAGAGAACCACGACATGGGCAGCTTCGTGGCCCCGTCATCGGGCGGATTGTCAAGCGTGCCTTTCAGCGTGAGCATCGGCCGCCCGTCCTCTCGCTTCGTCTGAAGCCCGGTGATGGCGTCACACTGAAACGTCATCGCCAGTGCGAAAAGGTGCTCCACGTCGGCCTTGGTGAAAAACGTGTCGTAGTCGATGGTGAGCAGGTATTCACACTTGTCCACGAACTGCTCGCAGACCCTTTGTAAGCATTGACCCCAAAATGCACCGGACACTTTTGTGGGGCGTATGCCGAGCGGCATGAGCGCCTGCGCCCACGTATAGAAGTTGTCCATGAACCCAAGACGTGGCACAGACATCACCGCCTCAACGCGAACGTCGGCCTCGGTGCCACCAACACGGACGATCATGCGTGCCTCGTGAAAAGAGAGCGGGCGGCCCCCGCTTGGAAGCCGCCCGCTCAGAGTTGCACACTCGTCAAGCCGTCAGGATCACAGACCGACCAGGCCGATGACCGGGCCGGCGGTGGTCGCGTCACCGATGCTGTGGTGGCTGATCGCCACGCGGGCCACGGCGCGAATCACGCTCTGGTCGCTCAGGAAGTTCACCTGATCGCTCGAGGCAATTTCGATCCCCTGACGGACACCGTAAATCGAGGAGTTCATCAGATCGCCGTAGACCGCCATGATCTTCCCGGTGCTGTCCGTGCCAGCGGGCAGCTGGTCGGTCAGCACAACGGGCTTGCCGAGGAACGTCAGGCCCATGCCCTGCGCCATGCCGACCGATCCGCCCTGGGCGAGATCAAGCGCCTGCATGCACGTGGCGAAGAAGTAGGGACTGCAGAACCACTTGGCACCCGCCTGCGAATGCTGCGGGCAGGTGGCCATCATCGCCAGCAGGTTGGCCTTCGTGACCTCGTCGGGCGTGTCACCAGCGGCCGTCACAAGGGACGCCGCATAGGTGACGCCAGACGCGGCGTAGAGGCCGCCCGTGTAGCCCGTCGCAAGTCCGGCAACGGCCGGGGCGTTGCTGGGGTTGCCGTTCCACGCAGCCGCTTCAATGGCCTGCGAGAGCGACAAGCTCAGTTCTGCGGCGAGCCAGTCCGCGATGCTCACGATGGAGTCCCTAAGCAACTCGTTCGCGCACACGACAGCTGCCGTGGCCTTCTTCGCCGTCAGCGCCACCTGGGTGCTGTTCGGATCGCTCGCAGTGATGGCGGCATTTTCCGAGACCCAATAGGTCGTCGCACCCGACGTACGTTTTGGAAAAAGGACGTAATCGCTCGGCATGGTCACGTTCATGGCGTTGGCAGCGAACGCGGAGAAGTCGTTCACCAACCTCAATACCGTCGCCTCAAGGACGTCGGGCACAAATGCCGATCCGGTCGTGGAGCCGGTCGAACCCTGGGCACGGCTTTCGACGCCGTGATCCTGGCACCACCGCTTCGCGTCCACGTCGCCGGCCTTGGCCTTCAGCCACATGCCGGTCTTGTAGGCGTCCTCGTGCGAGGAAAAAGCGCGAAGCTTACCGGTGAACGGCACAGCCTCAATCCGCGTCTTCGGCTCGTCGGCACGCACCTCGGGGGCCGGGCTGCAACGCTCGACAACCGATCGCAGGCTCTTGGACGACTCAACGACCTTCTTTTCGAAGTCGATCTTCGCGGTGAGTTCATCGGCACGCTTGTTGAGGTCGATGAGCTCAACGTCGCGGGCAGTCGTGTCCTCGGCTTCGATCGCACGAACGGCGTCGATCCGGTTGGCGAGGGCAGCCGCCTCGTCCTGAAGCTTCTTGAGATTGTCCATGTTTCGTGAGACTCCTGCGGCGGTATTGCCGTGGAGTTCACTGTGACGCTACCGCACTGGACTCTTGCAGTACCGCACTTCGGAAAGTGTTGTTTTCACAAACACAACGCCACGCGCCCCGCATCGTGGGCACCGCACGTACCGCTGTCGTTCCTCGCCACAAGCCCGGCTGGAGCGTGTCCGCAGACGTTCGCCGCACGTGCAGCGTGGCTCAGACATTTCGCAGCCTCAAAGACCACGCCGCAGCGGCGTCACGGACGAGCGAACGCTTGACGATCTCAGCCACTGCCTCGGGCTCTGCGGCCGGAACCTGCTGGGCCAGCCACGCCTCGTAGGAACGCATGGCAACCGAAGCAGAGGTGGCTGGGTACGCTGGCACCAAGACCGGACCCACATCGTAAAGGCCAGACACTTCGCGGATCTGACGTACTGCCTTTCCGTCCTGGCCTGTCGTGAATGCTTCGCCATCCTTGCCAACGGTGAACGCAAATGACGAACCCTGCACGTCGCGCCGCTGGATAAGCTCGAGCACGTCGGCCCGGCTCACGGGTGGCGTCACAACGTACCGCAGCCCCTTGGCATCGCTGGATAGTTCAAGCGTGCCAGAAGACGAACGCCCGAGCACAATGTTGCTGTCATGGTTGAACAGCGCCACCACGTCCTGCTTGCCGCGCTGGCGGTTCAGCACTTTGTCGAATGCACCAGGAAGGATCTCTTCCTTAAATCCGCCTAGGTCAAGGCTCATGCGGTTGTACACGGCGGCATAGCCAATGATGGCAGCACGGCCATCGGCACGGCTTTCCACGATCAGTTCGTTGTCTTCCTCAAACGCAAAGTCACGGCGTTCAATTTCCATTTGCTGGGGCTCCTGTGTCTGCGGGTGCAGCCGGTGCCACAGGGGCTAGCTGCTGGTCTTGTTGCTGGCCAACTTGGTCCAGCGTCGTCATGTTCAGCTGCACGAAATGCTGGTCGCCTTCCGGCCCAATCGGGTTCAGGTTTTCCAGTTCGCGGATCTCGTTCACGCTCATCCAGCCGTTTTGCAGGGCTGCGATGTAGTAGGCCGCGCGGCTTGCGTGATCGCCACGCAGCAGGCCGCTCACGCTGTGCTCTGCAAAGTACGTCTCGTCATCCACGATCAGATCGCGGCTGATCGCAGCTTCCCATCGCTTGAGGTGAGGCAATAAACAGTGCTGAACAAACTCCGTGCCCTGCACTTCGATGTTGCTGTACGTGCTGCGGTCCAGTTGCTGCACCATGTGGGGAGGCACGCGAAAAATCCGGCAGCACTCGTACACGGCGAACGATCGGCTCTCCAGCATCTGGGCAGCCTCGTTGCTGCTGCTCAGTTCGTGGGCCTTCACGCCCGCAGGCAATACTGCCGTTCTATGAGCCCTATCGCTGCCGCGATGCAACCTTTCCCAAGACTCCCGAAGCCGCTCCGCAGCCTCTGCCGGGATTGGGTTCTCGGCCTCCAGCACAACGCCAGGGCGAGCATTGTTCCCAAAGAACGTCGCGGCGTGCGTCTCAAGAGCCTGCGAAAGTCCGATGACATTGGAAAAGAGTTTGTAGGTCGGGATCGGACGGATCCCGTCCTCGGTCGTGAACCGCAGCGCGAAGATCTGCTCTTGGCTGTAGATCGTCTGACGGCCAGATGGCTCGCGGTACTTGTATCGCAACGTGCCGTCCTCCAACCGCTCGGCATCCATCCGGCTGGAGTGCAGCGGCCACAGTTCCGAGACGGCACCTCGAGCACCTGGGCGAATCTCAGCGTATGACGCCCCGTAGTGCAGGTATTGGCCCGTCATCCAATCTCGGAATTCCTGCGCCGTCTGCCACGGATTCGGCTGCATGTGCAGCAGTCGATACACGGGGTGCGTAGTGGCTTTGGCCTTGCCACCGTCAGCCAGCCGCTCATAGACGTGGAGCGGCAGGGCAGATACAGCATCCGATATGACGCGGATGCAGGCCGTATAGGCAGAGCACGCCATGCTGTTGTCGGCCGTCACGCGGATGCCGCTGGGCGTGCGTCCGCCGTCGCCTGCCCAATCAATGCCGCGCAGGTCGATCATCTTGAAATCAGCGGCGGCGTTTTCGCTCATAAGGTCAGCATGTCCCATGATTGTTCGGGGGCCGGTGCGGTCGCCGTCGCATGGATGCCGAGGGCCATGACCAGCGCCACAATGCCGTCGATGCGCTCGGTGCTTTTTGCTTTGCTTGGTTTGATGTTGCCTTGGTGGTCCGTTTGCACCGCGACGTTCGCCGCCATCCAACTCAGCACTGGGTGGTTCGCGTGCCGCATTCGCTCCGACAACGCCATTGTTTCAAGTTGGCGGCAAGGGCTCGTCATGCTGGCGTACCCTTGCCCAAAGCCTAAGACGTTGATGCCGTCGCCTTGCAGTTGGGTTGCAAGTTGCGTGGCGTTCCAGCGGTCAATTCCAATTTGGCGGATGTTGTATTGCTTGGCTAATTCGTTGATGTCCCTGCGGATCACGTCGTAGTCGGTGCAGTTCCCGTCCGTGGCCCGCACATAACCATCCCGAATCCAGCCGAGGTAGTCCACCTTATCCCGCAGCGTCCGCTCGGCAGCGTTCTGCTCTGGAACCCAAAAGAACGGCACCACGTCAAAGGTGCCGTCGGCCGCCTGGCTCACCATCACGAAAGCCGACAGGTCGGTCGTGCTCGCCAAGTCGAGGCCCGCATACCACTCCCGCTTTTCCAGTTCGCCGTCGAGTGGCTTGCCGCACTTGGCCCATGTGTCGGGCGATAGCCATCGGGTGTCTTGCGTGGTCCAGACG